GCAAATCAAACTAATGATCAACAGGCGGCTGTTGATAACAATTTGATGAGGGAGCAGCATCCAAGTATGCCGATAGACAATCCAAATCGGCAAACCAGAGTATCTTTTGGCGGTGCCAAGAAACAAGATTAGTTTCTAACACACATATTCATTGCCGGAATTAAATTGGATTATTAACAATAACTAATAATTTATTAGTCTAAGGAGGACTATAATTATGGCAAATAAAGACGCAGCCTTCGGTTTCAAACCGGTAAGGCATTTAACAGGAGGCCAAATTCGTACTGAAGAGTACAAAATAGCTTCCGGATACGCTGAGAACATATTTACTGGATCAATAGTACATGCGTTAGCAGCGGGCGGAATAGAAGCAGCAGCACCTCAAGACGTACAAAACGTAGGTACCTTTGCTGGATGTTTTTATGACGATCCAACAACAAGTAAACCAACATACAGTGCAATTTGGCCAACAGGTACGGCTGCTGACGCTGTAGCGTATGTTTATGCAGATCCATTTATCGTGTTTGAAGCACAGCACGATGGAACGGGTACGTCGGCGATGAACTTTTCAGGTTTTGATTTTGTAGGAGTAGGCGGAAGCACTATCACTGGACAATCAACTTCTGAACTAGACACGTCGTCTTCAACAACATCAGGAAACTTCAAACAAGTTGGAATCTCAAAAGATCCCGATAATTCGGATGAAACAACTGACAATGCTAATGCTTATGTAGTATTTAATGCTGATGAGCACGTGTATAACTTAACAACAGCGATATAGGGAGGATTTGAACTATGGCTATAAATAGAGCACAACTTGCAAAAGAGTTGGAACCCGGTTTGAATGCACTATTCGGACTGGAATATAAAGGCTACGAGAATCAGCATGCTGAAATCTTCGACACCGAAAACTCTGATAGAGCTTTTGAGGAAGAAGTGATGATGTCTGGATTTGGTTCTGCATCGGTTAAACCAGAAGGTACTTCTGTTAACTTTGATAGCGCAACTGAATCTTTCACAGCACGTTACTCTCATGAAACTGTTGGACTTGCTTTCCAGATTACTGAAGAAGCTGTAGAGGATAACCTTTACGACAAAATCAGTACTCGGTACACGAAAGCACTAGCACGTTCTATGGCACACACGAAACAAGTTAAAGCGTCGAACATTTTAAATAATGGTTTCAGCTCTAGCTTTACTGGTGGGGACGGAGTAGAATTATTTTCTTCTGCACACCCGACTTCGTCTGGTAACCAAAGAAACGAACTAGAAACTGCTTCTGACCTTAACGAAACATCACTAGAGCAAGCAATGATTGACATTGGTGCTTTTGCTGATGATAGAGGTCTAAAAGTAGCTGCTAAAGCACGTAAGTTGATTATCCCATCAGCACTACAGTTCACTGCGGAAAGACTTATGAAGTCTGCAAACAGAACTGGCACTGCTGATAATGATATCAATGCTATCGGTTCTAAAGGAATGATCCCTGAAGGTTATGTAGTGAATAACTACCTAACTGACACTGACGCATTCTTTATTAAAACTGATGTGCCTAACGGTATGAAACATTTCCAAAGATCTCCGATCGCAACTTCTATGGAAGGCGACTTTGAGACTGGAAATATGAAATATAAGGCTAGAGAACGTTACAGCTTCGGTTTTTCTGACTGGAGAGGTATGTTTGCTTCTCAAGGAGCATAACAACTCTAACTTCTTTCATTAGAAGACTAAAAGGGGCGCTTTTTAAGTGCCCCTTTTTATTTGCGCTAGCTGATGAAACAGTATATAATTCACACACTGCATATTAAATTTAGTTAGTATAGACGCGTGCAGTCGACACATCTCAAGACTATGCTGGCGTAAAATGGAGAACAAATATGGCTAACTCAACATTTAGCGGTCCGGTTAGATCTGAAGGTGGATTTGAAGTAATCGACAAGAATTCTAGCACGGGTGCTATCACAACTACACTTGACATTGATGCAAGTGGAAACTTAAACGGTATTAGCGACTTTCACAACAGTGGTGTTAATACGGTTCTTTTAGGATTAAATCCTACATGGAATCTTAACTTTGGTAAACCTGACCAAGGTACGATTGCTAACGTAGATGATCTGCTTACTAACCCTAACACAGCGTTAAAACTATCGATGGCGTTAGAGCAAGTAGCTAATCAGTCTGCTGTTGTTTCAGCAGCACAATCCGGTGTTATTCACGGCGGTACTGGTGTTATAGGAACAGATTTTGCAATCGCAGCGGGAGCTACAAATATTGCAGCTAACCAATCGGTAGTGAGATACACAGGTAATGTTGCTTCAACACTAGCGTTAACTGCTTCAACTACTGACCTAGCTTCTGACACCCACAAAAGTTTAATTATTTTTACTGACAATGTAATCGCTGCTTCTGCAGCATTAACTTTACAAGTGCATACAAATAATGAACTTGATGCTTCTTCTTTTGAAGCATTTGTTACCGGTGCAGGCACTAATTTAATAGAACGTGAAGCCTCAACTACAGATGCACATGCTAAGATTATCTTAACAGCGTCTGGTGCAGCTACGACTATTAAAGCAGGATCTTACATTTACTTTGAAGCTGCTGCTGACACAGACAGTATGGCTGTAAAAATAATGCTAAGAACTACTGGCGGTACAATCGCCGTAACAACTGCTAACAACTAATAGTTAGTAGAACACTAATAATGTGGGGCTTCGGCCCCACATGTTTCTTAATTAAGGAGGGAAACACATGGCAGACGTAGTAACAGGACCAGAGGTCCTACAAGAAAACGACAAACGAGTAACATTAAAATTAGTGGTACAATCAGACGGAAACGGCAGCACAACAGTACTTTTTGATTCTTCAGCAAGAACGGCAAATGGCGTTGCTACCAAAGGCGCTCTACAAAGAATTTGGTTTTCATGCAGTAATGGTGACGGCTTTGATGCATTTGGACGTTTAGATTTTGAAGATTCAGATGGCGACAGACCTTTACTTGGTTTAACAGGAACAGGATACTGGGACTTTAGAGAATTTGGTGGATGCCCACCAAGCATTGATGCTAATACCAACGGTGACATTAATTTTGTTGTAGCAGCGGCTGCTGACGCTGGTAATATGTACACAATAGTAGCAGAATTTATTAAAACGGTTTAATAGGAGTATTGAATGGCTGTATCAGGATCTACTGATTTTAATATAGACGCAGCGGAAGTCATACAAGAAGCATACGAACGTTGTGGTCTACAAGAAGTAACAGGAAAAGATTTACGTTCTGCTATACGCAGTATGAATTTGCTTATGGCTGAATGGGCCAATCGGGGTTTAAATTTGTGGACAATACAATTAGGAACTCAAGCGACAACAGCAAGCGCTTCTAGTTATTCTTTAGCCACTAACATAGTTGATTTATTAGAAGTTGTGGTAAGAGATTCCAATAATGTTGATACAACTTTATCAAGAATAAGTAGAGCAGACTATCAAATGTTGCCTACTAAAAGTTCAGAAGGCAAGCCTTCTCAATTTTATTTCGAAAGAACTACTACTCCAACATTGTTCATGTATCCTACGCCTGATTTATCTAGTTACACCGTTCGGTATTATCATTTAAAAAGATTAGATGATATTGATTTAGCGACGGATGATCCAAATGTTTCTTTTAGGTTCTTACCTTGTTTAGTAGCAGGAATGGCTTATTATTTAGCTATGAAAAAAGCACCTGAAAAAGTTCAATTATTAAAGGCAGTGTATGACGAAGAGTTTGAAAGAGCTAGGTCAGAAGATCGAGACCGTGCTAGTTTCAGTGCTGTTCCCAGCCGTAGTTACTTTAATTAATTATTAATCAAAAGGAGAATAATATGAAAAAACTAAATATGATTAAAAGCTTATATATGAGTCTTAGCGTGAAGTCTAAGGTCGTTGTAGCTGTAGGTATTGTAGTTCTTATCGTAATTATCATTACGTAATGGACACTAGAAAACGAATAAAAGAACACGAAGGCTTTAGTCCTACGGTCTATGAAGATACTCTAGGGTATAAGACTGTAGGCTACGGTCACTTAGTGACTATGAAAGATGACTTTGTAATAGGTGAAATTTACTCACCTGAAGAATTAGAAGGTGTGTTTGAAGACGATTATAAAACAGCGTTTGACAACGCCCATGATTTATTAGAAGACGAAAAGATTCCATTTCATGAAGTAGTTGAATCAGTTTTAATAGAAATGGCGTTTCAACTTGGTCTACCAAGATTAAAAAAGTTTGTAAATTTTATACAAGGCTTAAAAGACCAAGATTATAAAAAAGCTGCAGACGAGATGGTAGACTCTAGGTGGGCTAAACAAACACCAAATAGAGCCTACGGTTTATCTGAAATGATAAGGGAGATTGCGTAATGTGGTTATCACTTTTACCAACAGTATTAAAAACTGGTTCAGCAATATTTGCTAATAAACAAAAAGCTAAAATACTTATGTCGGATGCTGCTTTACTACATGCACAGAAGATGGCTAGTGGCGAAGTTGAATATCAGGCATCAGTGCGGCAATCGAATGACCAAGGTTATAAAGACGAGTTTGTTTTAATTTTGGTATCAGCGCCAGTAATTTTATTAATTTGGTCGGTGTTTAGTGGAGATCCAGATATTCAAATGAAACTTGATTTATTTTTTGAAAAGTTTGGCAGCCTACCTTTTTGGTACCAGACTATTTTTATTGGGGTTGTGGGTTCAATTTATGGACTTAAGACAGCCGATATTATGAAAAGAAAATAATGTATTGGGTAATAACCATAATGCTAATGTTTCATGGCACTGATGCTGTGGTGGAACGAGAATATAAATTAAAACAGTTTCACGATGATTGGAGTTGTCACAAATTTATTCATAATGAAAAGATGACTCTGCTTAAGCAACACATAAAGGACTATGGTGATAGCTTAAAATCATTTGAATTGTTTTGTGAAAATAGATACGGAGAAGAAGTGTGAAGCTGTCAGAAGACACAGCCGTAAGTTTACCTGCTAAAAACCTTATAGCTATTGTAGGTGGAGCAGTTATGGCTGCTTGGTTTGGTTTTGGCGTCATTGAGCGACTTAATAGTATAGAAACTACCTTACAGTTGATGGACAAAGATTTAGGCGCTGCCAATACTTTTATTGACGGTATCCCCAAAGGCGAAATGGTAAGTCCACAGATTCAAGAGCTCTATATGTTAGTTGAATACTTAGCTGAGAATGTAGAAAAATTAAAAGAACAAATGGAAAAAGAGATTCCACTTATACTTAAAAACGAAATGATTATACAGTTTCACGAAGACAGACTTATAGATTTGGAGGAACGAAAAAATGGGACTCATTGAAACAGTTATTATACTTAGTTTATATGTCTATGATGGTGGTAATAAAAATATAGAAGGTTGGTATCATCAGGATAATATCAGTACGTGCCTTTCAGCCAAACGTTTAGCTGAACGTAACTCCGGCAACCAAGTACAATATACTTGCACTTTAGAACAATGTATGATGACAACAGATCAAACAGGTGTTAAACATTGTGATAAGATTATAACAGAATAAATAATACGGCCTAAAGGGGGCAAATATATTTTAAAAAATAATGACAACTAATTAAACAGTTGGTAAAAATTAAATAACAGGGACAGGTTATGAGAAAACTAGCAGTAGCATGCTTTGCGGCATGCTTATTATTATGGACAATGGGTGCATTATTTGACCGAGCTATGGCAGACGTCACTGGTGCAGGATCAACAACCAACACGCAATCTACCACGGGATCATCAGCGACAAATACCGCCATTACCGGTGGCTACCACAGTGAGGCCAGCACTACCTATGCCACTGGGGCTTCATCCAATTCAACTACCAACAATGACACTACCAACAATAATAATTCTTATACAGGTGACACTAGAACAGTAAACTCTGCTAATGCACCAGCACTCAGCAACATGTCACAAGACATTTGCACTATTGGTATTGGTGTCGGTGCTTCTAGTTTTTCTTTATCAGCAAGTATTGGTACACATAAAAGAGATATAAATTGTGAGCGTTTAAAATTAGCTAAAGCTCTTCATGACATGAATATGCGGGTAGCATCGATCGCCCTACTTTGCCAATCACCAATGGTGTTTGAGGCGATGGCACATGCCGGCACGAGTTGTCCCGCATACGGCCTGATAGGTTCCGAAGCTGAAGAGTATTGGAAACAATATCCAAAACTTAGACCAGACTTTGAAGAGTATACAAAAAATCTTAAATACACGACACGGATAGACGATAAAAAACAAGCAGATTTAGAGGCAGAAGAAAATGATAAAGCAGTTGTTAATTTTAACTGTGCTGACGGCCAGCAGTATTGCGCTAAGTAATGCCGACACAGTAATAGAGATCGACACACCCAACCCGGGTGACACCTCGACCACCATTACTTATACAACTGGAACTGTTACAACTACGAACAATTTAGTTTCACAAATTTGGAATGATGGTAGTTGGGTAGGCACACAATTTCCAGATAGTTCAGACCTATCCGAAAATATATTCGTCACTGGTCAACATCAAAAGTATTTAGAAACTACAGTCAACAGTACTGATATTATGACTGAAGCAGAAATCCAACTAGGGTTTACTTCTACCTTTGGTGTACAAGCTCGTTGGTGGAATAGTCAAGCGTCAACTTTTACTATGTATCAAACAGCATTAGATAACCTAGGTAATTACACCAAACAAAGCACAACCTTTGAAGATACTACTAATCACAATTATCAATTTAACCCATATGCGAACACATTGATTGTAGCCCCCAATGAAAACTTAACTCATGGTAGTATCACGGCAGGTTTTAATTTTGATATACAAGGTTCAGCTACTTATAATGGAGGGCATGCCGGCGTAGATTTACGTTCGCCCACACTCAAAATAGATTATCAAACTTTATCACAAACCAGCATTACCACTATAGAATATTGTTATGAAAAAAACCCACCAACCTGTCCGGGCCAAGAGGAAATAGATGCGGTGGAAGAAATAATAGATAATATAACTATAGATGAAATAGATACTTATGTTCCAGAAACAATTGTATATGTACCGGAAGAAATAGAAATAGATGAGATAGATTATTATGAAGCACCTCCTATTACATTTGAGATAGCATACATTCCTGATGTAGAAACAATTGTAGTTATGGACGCACCTGATGTAGATACGAACATAGACATGGGTATACCTGATATGCCAACAGAAGAATATTTTGATGTAGGTATGCCAGAAGACGTAGAAATGTTTGATACCAAGCCCGTTGACACAAATGATTTTGTAGAAATGTTTACTGATGAGCCAGAAATTATGGAAGAGCCACCTATTGAAGAAATAGCAGAACCTGTTATGATGGCAGCAACAGAGCCAGAGCCTATGCCTGAGCCAGAACCAGAACCAATACCAGAAGACAAACCCATGCAAGAAATGGAAGAGGAACCTGTTAATGAGCCAGAAGAACCAGAAACCAAACCAGAAGTTGAAGAGCAATCCAGCAGCGAAGAGCTTATTGCAGATCCCC